CGGTGGAGCCTTGCCGACATACATCACGGTAGTCACATACACCGTAATGCCAGTTTACACATGCAGTTGTGTTACGTGGGACTGGCATCTGTGCAGCTACAAGCTCCATATCATCCACAAGATGATGTACAGTGTTTATCATTCTGTTTCTGTATGCCTCAAGCTGCTCAGCAGACTTTCTGATTGGTACACGCTTAAAACGTTCTTCTGGATTGGTTGTGGGTTTCTTCTGAATGAGGTTCATCAGAATCTTCGAGCAATCACGTTTTAGAAGCTGCTCCTCTGGTACAAGTGTTGGGAGAATCTTCGAGAGTGCGAAGATGTATCCGACTGGGCCTTCCTCGGTTTCAAATTGTAACCCAGGATCGCCGCGGAAAGTGCCCATGGTTTTATGATCCATGGGACAAATGAAGTAGCCATCATCCACAATCAAGTCCATCCGTCCAGCGAGATAAATCTCAATCTCCTCGCCGATGTAAAGTGGAACTTCACCATTGCGCCCAAAAGATACCTCAGCGCCAAGAATGCGAAGCTTCTCATTCTGTGGCGTCATCACTGTACCATACTGCGCAAGCAGTCCAACAAACCCATGCATACCGCCGATGAGCTTGTACTCCTTGTGCTCACAGTGCTCGTCCATTTTTGCTTCGTGCCACTCAGCAACCGCTCTATCAGTCGCCCACGGCCATAGATCAAAGCCAGGTTTGCGAAAGTCTTGGTAGTAGATTTCAAACATCTTGTGTAGAAGGATACCAAAGTCTAAGTACCAGCTACGTTGACGTTCGCCCTCAACACGTATGCCTTTCTTCTGCAAACCAAATACATTCCCGTACACGAAATGCTGAGAACAATTTCTATAAGTTTGCAAAAGGTGATTGTCTACTACCACAATAAGCTTTTGCTTTTGCTCATCCCAGTACATCCACGGTAGTGGATTCCGAGTTAGAAACTCTAAAAGCTCGACGCTCGGTTTCATGTTAGGACAACCTTTCTGAGATAAGATGCGCGTAGCCTTCGATGTCAACCCAGGAGTCTTTGTAGGTTGGGTCGCCATTAAGAATACGTGCTATCTTATGCTGTATCATGTCCAGAGCTTCTCTCATGTCTGGGCTAAGATTATGCCAGTTAAAACAAACGTGCATATCAGCCTTTAGACTCTGCGCTATTTGTGCGTGGTCTGAGAACTTTCCGTATTTCTTTCTACGCTCTGCAAGCACACTTTCCACAAAAGGCAGCGGCTTAACATGCGAAGCCTGCTCTACCTTTTTTGCTGGTCTTAGGTACACTCCTCTTGGCATTCTGGTTTCACCCTTTCTCTATCAATTCAAATTCGACAATCTCAATTTCTTGAGATCTGCGTCCTGGAACTGAACGTGGCTCAAGATCAACATCCTCTCCACAGCCTCGCCATCCCCATTTACCGGCTTTCCAGGCATTCAAAGTATTTGAGGCGGCACTTCTGCGAGAGAATAACCTTGGATCGTTTTTTGCTGTGAAGTCTCTATAAGAGTTCACTTTTCCTCTCTTTCCATGAGGAAGATACAATCCGGTTACCTTATCTCTTAGTGCAAATGCTTTCATCGGCTTCTCCTTATTTCTTGATTAGCTTCATAATATCATTCAACCCCAAGCCCTTAGCTTGCATCTGCTTTAACATCGCCGCAAGCTGCTCTTGCTGCTTGTTTTTACTAACCGTGCGAGTTTTCTTCACGGTCGTGGTTGTAGAATCATGCACAGTTGTTGTTGCTGGCGTTGGAATATGTATCTTCACTCCAGCATATCGGTGCATATACTCTGTACGTTTGCGTTCCTGCTCAGCGATCATCAAGCTAAGGATGTTCCGATGGTATTCTATCGAAAGATCAAGCTCCATGTCTGAAAGTTCTACAATCTTACGCTGACTGAAAAGCCAATCCAGACCATCGATCTTGATCTCACGCGCTTTACGACGGTAGAAAGTCGTTGTGCCGGTTTCGTCGTTCTTGTGTTCGTAGGTCTTTGTGATTGTACTCTTGGACATTGAAATGTCGCTAAGGCAGTTGACGCAATACTGCGCATCCACCGAAGAAGCAAAGTGCAAGCAGAATGCTTGGCCGCACCGTGCACAGCAAATGCAGGTCTTGGTTGTGAGATTCAACTCCAAACACACATCACACACTGTGGATGTTAGATGCGCTTCTTCTACCGGAGTAGCTTCTAATGGAATATCCGTAGCTATTGCTTCCTCCGCGGAGATTTCCTCCGGCTCGTCTGTTGGTGCAAAGAATACTTCTTGCACGGGTTCCTCAAGTGCAGAATCTTCTGACTCATCGGCTGGAAATAACTCTTGTTCTTCTTCTGGCATGTTGCTCCTTACGCTTCTCGCGTGGACTGCCCAAATTGGGATTTTCGTAGCGCTTCCTCTGCTCGGTGCTTTTCCGCCGGCAAAAGAAGCCTTGCTTCTGGAATCCTGCCTTCAAAGTACAAATGCAATAGTACTCGTATCAAAGCAGAAGCAGAAGCTCCTTCTTTCTTTAGAGCTTCTGCTTGTGACTTGAGGATTCGCATTGTGGTTGCTGTGGTACTTTCGGACTGGCTCATAGTACCTCGATGCGGTAGGGTTGCCTTTCCCAAGGCGACTCCCCTAGTATACAGCCGCAAAGTTCCGCCTGTCAAGAGGGGTGCATACGGCCATGAAATGCCGCAAGACGTTGAAAACAAAGGGTTGGCATCCCTCCGACCCGCCAGGACCGCCCCGCCTCCAAGGGCGACCCCGGCGCAAGCCGTAGCATCAACTTTCAGTCTCAATCGGCCTGTCTTCTGTGTCAGACCAGTCCTCTGGAATATCATCCTTCCAGTCATCATCTTCATACACATCTTCATCGAAGGGTTCGTCTTGCTCGTGGGCTTGGAACGCTGGCTCATAATCACCAGTTCCAAGATGCTGACGTTCCATTAGACGTTCTGCTTCATCGCGGGATTGCGGCATATTGCCTCCTTATTTGTTCGTTTTGCTCAATGAGAGTTGCAATGTCTGTGATGCTAACGAACGCACTATGCGCTCGCCGTACAACGTCGTTGCCAGCTATCTTGTACAGGTAATCTCCCATACCGAGAAGATTCTGTGCGCCGTCAGCATCCAGCACAACACGACTGTCTACACGTGCCGGGACTTTGAAACACACGCGAGCTGGAAAGTTGTTTTTGATTGTGCCGGGGAGAACATCTACCGAGGGTCGTTGTGTGGCCAGAATAAGATGTACTCCGGCAGCACGAGAGATTTGGCTGATTTGTTGAAGCAGAAATTCTATACTCGGTGAACGAAGCTTCTTTTCCATCTGCATAAGCTCTGCTTCATCTTGCATAAAAACATCCGCGAGTTCATCTACGATGAGGATTTTGTACTTCATTCTGTGAGAATCAATAAGCTCTGGTCTGTCAGGATTGTAATAGCCCTCATTCATTTGATTCCACTCCCGAATGTTCCTCACCAGCCCACTCATTTGCATGTTTCTCAGTCTAACTTCTTCAAGTAACTGGACGAGGCTTGCTCTGAGGTCGCTGATGTTGTTGAGGACATATTTAACATGAGATAGTCCCCTGAATAGTACGAGATCAAGGTTTTTTGTGTCCACGAGTATAAACTCCAGCTCTTCTGGGCTGCGAAATAAAGCAAGCGAACATATAAGCTGGGCCGTGAAGACAGATTTACCTGAATTCGTTGCGCCCGCAATGAGTAGGTGAGGTTGAGTCGCCAGATCCGCATATAGATGTTCTCCTGTAGTGGATTGGCCGAGCAACAGTGGCAAAGCCATTCCAGCGGTTTCGGTAGAAGTCATCATTTTATGGAGACAGGCATCGAAATGTATAGTTTGCCTATCCTCACGTGGCACCGCAATTGAGATTTCGCCGAGAGCGCGGTCAACGGAAACGCTTTCCACGGCGAGAGAGCCTGCAATTTCTTCTTCTTTGTTTAGCACGGAAGAAAACTTCGGCTCGCCGACAGGTTGGAAGTAAAAGGTACGTACAACTGGGCCTTCTACCAGACGTGTAAAAACCGCGCCGAAGCCGAGTACTAGCATCTTACGTGTTAGGACAGAAACTTGTTTCTGTACTAGCGGTGAGTAGGATGCTAGAAGAGCGGCTTGTGCGCGGGCGGTTTCAGAAGGAAGCCTCATCGAGAATACCTTCCTAGCATGAAAATAACATAAGCACCGGCTCCTGTTACAAAGCCGACTAAAGCTTCATGAAAATCATCTGTCCAAAGTATTGCAAAACCGACAAGAAAAGCCAAGAAAATGGTTATTAGAAGTCTTTTCATACTATTCCTCCCCTTCCCAGAAGTGTTCTACAAGCTCTTTCCATAAACGCAGAGCAAGCTCGTAGAGTTTAATCAGACCAAATGTTCCAAGAAGAATTAAAAAGAAAACTATAAACTCAGTCATCTTTCGAACCTCCATCGGAGAACAGCTCACGGACAGCACAGTTACATTCTACGGAGTTTGCTTGGAAAACATCTTTGTCATCTTCTACAAGTCTGCAAATTACAAAAGAAAGTACTTCAAAAGCTCCAGGGATTTGCTTGAGCTTCTTGATTGCGTTTTTGTAGTCTGTAGCTACCGTGTGCTCGGAAATTTGAAGCTCAGCTGCGATTTGAGCGAGAGTCTTTACAGAATTTAGCCGTGGTTGACCGGGCTTTGGGCCGCGTTTCTTGCTCATGCTTTCTCCCCACTTTCTACCGCTGCACGGAAACTGCCGCTAGAAAGCATCAGCCGGTTGATTGGCGCAAGGTACTTGAACGCTGTACGAAAGTTTACCTTCGCCGGATCAAAGTGTAGGAAGTATCCGCCGGTTTGCTCGCTGAGATAGCGAAGCAGGTCCATCTGATGATGCTTATAATCAGAACCACGTCCAAAGTACACCGTGTCGATGGGGATACAGCCGCTGGCTGGCGCTACAGCGTGTGCGATCTTGATGATTACATCCGCTGAGGATTTCCAAGCATCGATTTGGCCACTGTAGTAGTCTTCTATCGAAGCTTTTTCATCATCTTCTGCTTGCAGGTGGTCTGTAGGAGAACCGTCGGTGAAAGCTACAAGTCGAGTAAGTGTGGGAGTGGCATTTAACGCATTTTTGAGTGTGTTAAAGAACGGTGTGCCACCGCTGGAGAGGTCAGCTTCTTTGATATCTAGTCCAAGCTGCGGCAAATCGCTGCGGAGACTCTGAAGCTGGTTGTGAGTATTCATAAAATGCACAGCAACAGCAGTCTGGTTGGGGATGCAGTTTCGTAGAAACTCTACAACACCTTCTTTGGCGTTGCCGATTTGGCTATCCATGCTACCGCTATCATCAAATACAACACGGATGCGATCTGTACACTTATCTGGCGAGATATAGCGTACAAGCGCATCCGGCTTGGCGCCACTAGCTGCTTTTGCGGCAGCGATAGCGGCGGCTTTTGCGTCCACCGAAGAGGGTGGTTTGTAGCTACCTATTTGGAAGGGCATTTTGGTTTTCTCCTATCGTACATGGTTAAAATTGATTCTGGTATTCTCCAGTCTCTCGCTTGAAAAAATTTTATAGCTTTGTCAAGAGCTACTTCAAAAGAGAGGTCAGATTCTTTTCTTAAAGTGCAAACAGCTTTCAAGATTGAAAAAGGAGGTTCTTTAGCCATTGTACACACTCCAGAGCATGTTAAGCTCGGACATTTTGCTACCGTCGCCGTTGTTACGGTCTGGATGGTATCGCAGCGCCGCTTGACGGTAAGCGCGCTTGTCTAGCACCGGTCCCATAAGATCAGAAAGCTTCGCAGCAACAGTTTCCTTGGTCAAAGCTGGAGTTTTTGCTGGAGCGCTTTGCTGGTAGAAAAAATCCTCTGGTCTTGGCGCACGTGCGCGTTTGCCAGAAAGGTCAATGCGGTTGTTTGCTGCTTGAGAAGTAAGGTCTTCTACCTCAACACACTGTACTTCGTGTCCCATTGCGGCGGTAATTTGTCGCAGGCGATCAAGTACAGCAACGCCACAATTTCCTAGATAGCTCCAACACTTTGTACTATCGTCGTAACTTCGAAGACCAATTGGTGGCTCTTTGAGTGTGGTTTTGCAAAGGTCAAAAAGAACCTTCTCAAGGTTGGTGCTAAATGCAATTGCGAGTCTGCCGTCGCTGTACGACGAGAGACGAAGCTCAAGAAGTACAGTAGCGCCAGCTGCATCACGGTGTTGTTCGTAGTATACGTACACGTCTGCTACCTTCCCCGCGGCAACGCCGCATTTGGAATGTTTATGGGTGTGTTGGATGATTGTGGCTGTTGGTGCTGTTACTACCGAAGTCCTGCTGCTCTTGCTTCATCGCACCAACGCTGCCAGTTTAGGCTCTCAATCTTAGAGGCTACTGTATAAGCTCTGCTGGTAGCTTTCAAATTTTTAAAAAGCTCATAACGCATCGTAAGAAACAAAGCTTCTCCTCTGCTTGTATAAAAAGCATGTGTCAGTATTCTGTATGCTTTGACAGCGCGCTTTTCAGTGTTATTGAGTCCTCGCATTAGCTTCATTGTTTCGCTAGGCTGTGGCATTTTGGTTTTCTCCTTTATATTGGTTTGGTTGTGCAGATCGTCTGTGAAGGAAAAAATCGGGCAACCAGCCGATCCGCTTTTGCTGGTTGCCCATCCCGTTTTCAGTCGAGGTCGCCTACAGTGGCGACGCGCGATAGACAATTAGTAGGCATCATAGCAGTACGATTCTTGTTGCTTCGATGCTTGATAGCTCCGCCACGAAAAGGCTTGTCTATGGAGCCGTGTGAGC